CTAACCTTCTTTTGCAGCTTCTAACAATTTTTCATAATCAGCTTTTACTTTGGCATCTTTGTAATCCACACCGAGCGCATCCAATTCAGCTTTTAGATCCTCGATTGTCAGCTTAGCTTTTACAGGTTCAATAAACCCTCCGCCTAAACGTGCTAGATTCGCTTCGATTTCTTCCGCACGCTCTTTCGTGATATCGATCGTGCTATCCACTTTGTACAAGTCCTTAGTGTGGATATCTTTGAATTCTTTCAACACTTTATATTGTGCCAATTAAATCACCTTACCCTTCTGGAGTAGTTTCTAAAATGTAGACTGCATTCGCTTGTTCAAATGAAGGAAGCGAGATCATAGAAACTTTAGTCTCAACATTGACTGGATCAGCTTTCTTCATAGTCGTAACAGCAACGCCAGTATCGACAACCGATACATTTGCTACATTTGGACTAGACATCAAATCAGATTCTTCTGGCGTGGTACCAAACCAAGTTTTACCTAATGTTTGAGCTGGCAACAGAACAAACGTATCATCTGGAATAAATTTGTGAGTACCAGTAGAGTCGGTATAAACTTTATCGTAGATAACAATTTCTAAATCGAATTCTTCAGAAATGTAATCCAGCAATGCTTGTTTTGATAACTTAGCAGCTTGTGCATTTGCATTGTTCCCTAAAATAGTCACTTTAATCGCTGCATTCTGACGTAAATAGCGGAAAGTTTTGCTATTCAAAATAGCACGTGCTGGCGTAATACCATCTTCTTTCAAAGCAGTGATAGCTTTGTCGATATCTTCCACAGGATCAGCACCAGTAGCGTTGCTCCAAGCCACCGCAGCATTTCCTTTGTGTTTTTCTGGCACATCGTAGTCAATTTCATGTTTTTGACCGTTTTCATCAATTGTGATAGATCCAGTCGTCAACAATTGCATCCGCATGATCTCACGGCGTACTGCTGCACCACGTAACAAGTCTGCTACATCGTCAAATACTCGATTCAGTACAACATCACGATATGCTGCGTTGTTTGTTTGGTTGATCATATTCAATTCTTGGCGCAATTCTTCGTCAATGTAATAAGACTCTTTGAAGAACACCATTTTTTGAATCAATTCTTCGAATCCAGCACGCCCACGAGGGATAACGTCAGCATCTAATCCAGAAGGTCGTAATGCTACTGGAGAGCCAGTTTTGCCTTTCAACCAAGATAACTTCATGCCTAACTGTTTATCAGCCGGGAATAACTCTTCTCCAAGGTAAGGTTGTTGCTCATTTACTCGCTCTGCCCAATAAGTGGCAATGTTTGGTGCCTGAACTAGATCAAAGATGTTAAGCGCTGCAAAGTACTGTAAATTCATTTTCATCAATGTTTCTTTGTGGATTTTCACTTTCATTCTTCGGTTCCCCCTTATTTGTTGCGTTTAACAAAGTAAACTTTGCCATCCAACGCTGCTTTTGCTTCATCAACAATTGTTAAAGTATCTTCTAAACGGAATTCGTTGACCGTACCAAAGTATAGTAATGTACCGTTGGCAGTTGTAGCATCTGCATCGAATACGACGTCATGCAATAGCACGCCTTTTGTGCCTTCAGCTGCTTCTGCGGTGTTGGTTACCGTCACAACTGCTTGTTCGTTAGCGAATGGATCGCCACCGCCTACTGGCGTACCAGCTGGGATATACTTTTTACCCTGTCCGTTTGTTGCTGTTACACCTGTTGCTCCAACTACTACTGATAAGCTCTTGTAGTTGCTTACATCAGCTAAAATTTGATTTTTTGAACCAAAAACTCGTTTTTCCATCTGTTAGTTCCTCCTAGTTTTTAAAATATGTTTGTTTGGGTTTAGCGACTGCTGCTTTCTTTGCTAATTGCTTTCCGTAGTCGCCTTGAGCGCCATTACCAGAATCACCATCCAAAGGAATACGTCCGCCAAGGCGTTTTTCGAATTCTGCTTTGATGGCCTCACGTTCCGCTTCAACAGATGCTAGATACGTCTTAACGTTGTTTGACGTTGTTTCAGCATCCTCTGACACGATCAGTCGCAGCATTTCTTTCGTAGGCGTAGCGCCTTTCTCAGACAGCATTTCACTTGCTTGAGATGACATTTTGGATAGCACTTCTTTACGTTTATATTCAGCAATTGTTGCTTCAAGTTGCTGTTTCTCGTAGTCTGCTTTCTCTTTATCGTCCATTTCGGCAAGTTTGGCAGCTTCGTCTTTTTCTTGTTGTTGCTTGGCTTCCCATTTAGCAAACTTTGCTGCAATAATCTTGTCGACATCAGCGTCACTATACTTCTTATCCGCTTCCGTCGGGTCTGAACTATTCTTTTCTTTGTTGTCTGCGCTGTTATCTGATGTATTATCCGGAGTAACATCAGCTGCATCGTCTTCTGCAAAGAATTGCAAGTTCATTGGTAATAATTTTTTGACTTCCATATTTGTTTCTCCTTCCATATCTTTTAACGTGGATAAATGCTTGCACTTTCCATAGCTTTTAAAGTCGTCAATGCTTGGACAAAATAAAAAGCGACCATTTGATCACTTTAGTTTTTTGCACTTAACGCACTCTTCATAAAACCCGCCTTGCAAGTCCCTTCGGTATGAGTATTTATAATCATGCTTGCACAATAAATGCTGTCTGATATTCCTTAATAGAAATTGTCTAAAATCTCCCAGCATATATAATCACCTCTCACGCATAATTTAAAAAGTTATCTATTTTAAATTTTGATACACTTGCATGATGCCCAAAAATAGCAAGGTGAATTGAAGTGATCCAAAGATTATCATTCCAAGCAATCCCGCAATTGGATCATTTTCGGTAAATATTTTTACACGAATATATTTGTAAATAATCATAGATAAACCAATCATCATCAAACCTTGTACCATTTTCGCACACTCCTTATCGCCACAATAAAAAGCCGTTAGCGAATGGGCTAAGGCTGTCTTAATCCGTTTCAATATATTTGTATAATTGATTTCCGATACCGAAGTTTCTGATTTCAAATCCTTCGCGTTGCAAAAATCTTTTATATATCCTTGCTCTGCGATTATCTTCCCAATGGACTTGAATGTAAGTGGGGAGAGGGTTGCTTAATGAATGCTTGGCATATTCCTCAAACTCCCTAATCTTTCGTATGGCCCACACAAAAGGATAGACTCCGTCTTTGCCTGTCTGGCGCAAAGTATTCTCGCTAATCTGTTTACGTTTGTGATAAACATTTAGATAAACATTCGCAACCGCAATATTGTATAACTCGTAAAGACAAAATTCGATTTGCACCGTCATGCCACTTGGTAACCGCTCTTTGGCCATGATAATAATGTCGCCATCTTCGTCCTTGAAATCAGTGAATGTCATAAAATCAAAGCCCTCTTTCTTTAAGCGACTTCTCAAATGCATCACGATCAACATATGGTGCGGTCGAGCATCGGCAGAACGGATGCATGTTTGGCGCATTTGTTCCTGGTTCCATTTCATCAACATCAAACACTTTTCCATTTAGCGGTAAGCATAAACGACAAGCTGATGGCTCAGAAATGAATGTGTACTTTGTAATATCAGCATCACGATAGCTTCGCTCTTGGATGCCAATCTGTACTCTAGTTGTTTCTGTAACCATCAAACGCTCGGTATTGAATCGAGTGTTCTCTCTACCTTTTTCGGTAAGGAATCTCGTTAATTCAGATGCCAACTGTTTAGGGTTACGGCCCATCGTCACACTTCGAACAAGCAACTTATCCAAATCTGCTTTCAATTCTGCTTGATACATCCATAGCCGTTCGCTAAATGTTGCAAATCCATCTGCTCTAAACGAACTGTTTATCACTTGCTCCACTAATTTGGCATAGCCGCTTTTAGCGATCGTCATTTCTAGGATGCCTGCTTGACGTTGCAGCTCTTTCAAGCCGGCACTGGTAAGCTCTCCCGAGAAGTACTTGTCCATATCGTTAAACGTGGCTATCAGCTCAAGTCCGATATTCGCCTTTAGCAATTCCAATCGATTGCCACGCATTGTAAGATTGTATAGCTTCAATTCCTTGTTTGCTGTAGGCGAGAAGTCTTTCTCTTTAACATACTTCTTAGCCTTGCGAGCAAATGCTTTTACATCCATCTCACTAGCACGCTTCATTGCTTCGCTACGAGTGATTTTCTGCCCGTTGGAAAAACTATCCCACTGTGCGTCTATCTCTTTCTGTATCGCATCTTGTGCGTATTGCAGGCGCTTCTTGATCTCGTTCATGCGTTTCTTGTCATCTTTAATCTGTTGCTCTTGCCAAGCTTTCTCCCTTTTGATGAAGTAATCTTGTGATTTCACCTAATCACCGCTTTCTAAATTGGGTTAGCGGCGGTCCGTCAATCCTGCCCACAAATTCATAAGGATTTTTCAGTGGTTCATTAATTGGCTTTGAAATATTAACTTCGATTTTAGGATTAGGAATTTTTAGCCCTTCTTCAAATCCTTTTGTGATACCGCTAGCAATTCTTATTCCACTTCTAGAAGGAGAAACCCCTAGAATATTATCAACTATTTTTCGGCCTTTCATTCCTTATCCTCCCTACCAAGAAAATCTGACTAACTCAATTTTTGCATCAATCGAATGTTTATCCTCGTAATCCTCAACAGTAAAGCCGCCATCTTGAAACTCTTTGCGGATATCATCTGTAATGACGTCTTTGCCATAGAAAACTTCGTCGCGGCCTTTTTGCATAGCTTCGGCGATAGCTTCTTTGATCTTTTCGCTATCCTTCTTTTGGTACTCGTTCATCATCTGTTCTTTTAGATTCATTTTTGGCAGCTCCCTTTGGTCTTGCGTATTTTTCTAATGCAAAAAGATATACTGATATGTTAGATAAAAGAAGAATAACAGCCATCTCGATTCCGAATGCATAATAAAAGAAAACGGCAAACGCAAAATTTATAAGTTTGAAAACTCTGATTTCATCGTCATAACTCATCTTCTTCATTTTCTTTTTCATCTTCTTCAACCTCCGTGTCAGTTTCTTTGTCACTATCAAACACACCAGACCCAGTTTGTTTCTTCAATCGCTTCAGTTCTTCTTCAAACGGAACACCAGTTAATCGTTCAGCCATTTCGCACAACGTTTGATCTGATACGATACCAACCATTCCAGCGATAACGCTCATGATTTCTTCGTCTGATTGCGGCACGTTCGGCGTAAATTGAATTTGTATCTCGTTTACTTTGTTGTATAGCTGCTCTTGTTGCTTTTCATCAGAAACAAAAAAGGCTTTGACTGTATCAATCAAGCCTTGTGGTTTATCCAGCCCCTCTTTAATGCTCCAAGAGTGTGTAAGCAACCGCAGACGGCGCATGATAGCTTTCTTGACCATTCGTTCCTTGTTCTTACGATCGTTGTCTGAACCCCAACCTTTGAAACGGAATCCGATGCCTGATTGGTTAGACCCAATGTTCTCGTCAGTAAAATCAATAAGAGATGTGAAGCGTAAGATATCAGCAACTGTCCGGCTGTCGTTAGATTCCATTCCGGCAACGTCATACTCTTTTTTCAAATAGAAAGCATCTGGTTCGGCACCCGCTATATTGCCGTCGTAGATCTTCTTATCGCCTAATACGAGTATTCTAGCTTGCATCATAGCCTGAAGTACTTCAATCGGGCTATTCTTTCCTGTTGGATCTACTGCCGTATCAGGATTACCTTTAATCACCAAGTAGGCTTCCGATGAATCTTGTTGGAAGTTAGCCATTTCTGAGCGTGAAAGGTCGTATGCATCGATTGAATCAAGCACACGCTCAAAGTCACTTAAACGCTCTTCGTTGTTAATCCATTCGTTAACTTGAACCGAATCAAAATAACTTTCAACAACATCCTCATTTGGATCTTCAATTCTTGCATTCTCTAAATCATCGTTTTCTGCGATGAGATAATAATTAAACCCACTGTTTGTGTATAGCTCAACTCGTGTCCACGACTTATCCAAGAACTCTTCTTTGTAATAGTGGACACCACATACTGAATTACGATCTTTGGTATTGTCGTAGATAACAAATGTTTGCTCTGCATCAAACTTCGCTAACGTCTCTTTGCCATATTCATCACGGCCAATCCATTCATATGCTCTACCTAACCCGAACGTATCACGCCCCATTAGTTGATTGTGATAGTCTTCGTTAGATTGGCTTGCAAATGTGTTTATTTTTTTTGAAATCGCCTTATCGCCGCTATACTTCAGCGGATTACCGAGCAAAACACCTAACTTAAAAGAAACAATAAAATTTGCAAAGTCACTTGCGATGCGGTTGTCCGCTCTGCCTTCAGGTTTGCTTGGTCGATATTTAATGTTATTGTCTGCCAACATGTATCGTTTGAGTTGCTTTAATCTGGGAACTTGCTTCGTTTGGTGATGTCGGATAAATCCAACAATCATCTTCCACACATCTTTATGTTCGAAATCAATTAGTTGCTCTATTTTGCTAGTACGTTGATTTAGCATCTCTCTTTTCGGCAACTGACTAACCGGCACCTTATAAACAAGGTTTGCTTCCTCATCAAATCGCTTTTGCCCCAGAAGCTGAATATTCTGTTCCACTGTATCACCTCTACAATCCTAGTTTTTTTAATGTGTCGATCGTCTTTTTGACGTTGACTGGTTCTGGTTTCTTTCTCATGTCGTCGTTAAAAGCATATCGAGTAGCATCGATTGTGTGGTTATCTTTGTCCTCAAGCCGAGGTTTTGGATTTCCATCACGATCTGTTTGATAGTCGATGTTTTCGAACTCTTTAGCGATGTTTGGCGTTCTGAGCGGATCGATGTAAATCGCATCTAAATCGTCTAGCCATTTTTCACCGTATTCAACGCTATCGGGTCCTTTAGTAACTTGCCTTATTTTCGATATGTCGTGCTCGTTTCTCATCTCGGCGTTTGATTTAGGCTCAACCTCTGCGATGATGTCTTGATAGTGATAATTATTACTTTTAATCCATTGAGCTGCACGTCGATTGCTACATTTAACCTCATATAATTCATCAATGGCATATATGCTATTTCGTTTCTTATCATAGTGCCAACGTACAAAAGCAAGAGGGTCTGTTGCGTAACCATAGTCAAGTCCTTGGCGAATGTTGTCGAAGTCAGCCACCATTTCATCTGTGATACTTCCAGATTCGATTCTTAGATTGTCGAACGGTACAACGCCAGAACCGATCGCCTTTCCGTCATACTCCCATTCAGCACGCCTAGAGTTTCTTTCTCTGGCTGCTTCGACTTCGCTCAGAAACTCCTTAGAGATAAAGGGGTTATCTTTATATGTCGAGTGATGAATGAATGTGTTTTTAGGCTGAAAGGATGTTTCGTATTTTTTATTTACCCATGATTGTTTTCGCTTCGGTGGGTTATAACTGTAAAAGAATTTATAAAAAAGACCATCGTCCAATTCTCCACGCAATAGGGAGTTGGTGATAGTCGTTACTTCATCTTCATTCTTAAATTCTGCTAGCTCCTCAATCCAACCAATCGCAAAAGGAAATTTGCTGTCCTTCAACGACTTAATTCGTTCTGGATTTTGCGCTCCACGAAATATCATATAGTTACCACGTGGTTTATAAGTAATTCTCAACGGAGATTTATTAAACTTGAATAGGTGGGAAACACCTTGCTGTTCAATCGCCCATTTCATCTGTTCGTACAATGATTGCTCAAGCGTATTATCAACATACCGAATCCCGACTGCATTTACAGCGTAACGCATAAGTAATTGAGTTATTATATGCGCAATATCCGATGATTTACCAGATCCACGACCACCCTTGCAAACGATATTCAATATGTCAGAGTTAAGTGTAGCCCTCCATACGCTATGAAACTTCTCAGGTAGTAAATCAGAAAGCTTTTTAACCATTGTCTTCACTACCGATATCATCGATAAATGTAGGAACTTCTGTAACCGACATTTCAGATACTTCAACAGGTTTATGTCCCGTTCTATCCAAAATATCTTTTGCTGCGTTAAATCTAACTAGCTCGCTTTTAGCTGTCAGCAGTTCTTCCATCGTTCGAATAGATTTGCTAGATAAGTCTTTGAGAAATTTCTTTTCCTCGGCTGTCTTTAAATCTTCAAAATCTTTTCTTTTTTTCCATCTTGAAATAGTTTCTTCTGTAACATCAAGTTCTTTGGCAATTTCTCGTTGAGTCAATGACGTTCTAACCATTAAGACTATTGCTTTTTCATAATTATTAGCCATTGCCTAAAACACCTCCGAACTTGACTTTTTTTGAGCGTATCTGAATACTTCTTCCATATCTAAAATTTTTGTCCGCTTAATTGCCTCTATATAATTATTTTTCAGTTTGGTTATCGTTTTAGCTACTACTCTAGCTTCCGTTTCATATTCACACTCTAAATACAAAAGGATGGTATTCAGCAAAGCAAAATTTATCATCTCTTTAGAATTTTCAATATTAGGTTTGAATTTTTTGTTATACTCATGAACCTTTTTGATAAACCTAATTTGCTTGTCAGATAACTGACGATTTACCTTAACTCTTCTGTCCGCTCCGTCGCCACCGTGAGTTAAATTGTACCCTTCTCCAAACGATTTAAAATAATCGATATAATCTATTTCTTTTTCGAATAATTCTAGCTCATTTTCCGCAACATCGATTCTTTGTATGCAAAAATTTTCCACACCATGTTTTCTTATAGCTCTACCTATAGGACTATTAGCTTTGCAATGCTCGGAGAATCTTTCTTCTAAGCTTCTTCTGGTGATTCCTACATACTTTTTATTATTAGTTTTGTTCGTAATAAGATAAACGATGCCATATACTTCCTTAGTGATGATGTACTCATCAGCAAAAGCTAGTTGTCTTGGGTTTAAACTCATTTTCCATCACCACTTCCCTTTAAAAGTTCTTCTTAACTAGCGTTGCTCCCTCTCGCTCATACTGCTTAATGAACTGCTCAACGTTTGTTTGAGTTCGAGATACTACTGCTATCTTAAAATCCGTTACCCAAGGGCCCTCTGGGAACTCGACTTTATGGATGTAAACACTCACATAGTTCCCACTCCACACAGGTTTAATCTCATTGCTGATTAACTTGCCCTCTTTATCCAGAATAGGGTTCTCTGTGAAGTATCTGTCGTTCTCTCCCTCGATCGCCTTCTTATATGCTTCAGCGAATTCAGGTTCTACATCAACCGTTAATAATGCTTCATAGAATTTCATAGACCAGATGCACCCCTTATTAAATCAGAAATCTTTTTTCCTCTTTCTTCGGCAGTCGTATTTAATGCACTGTACAAGAATCCATCTGCTTTCTTTTCCGCTTCTTCAGGATAAACCAACTCGATAGCAATTCGCTTAGAGCCATCTGGACGCTTAGTCACATCTACATTCACCGATTCTAATTTACTTGCATCTGCATGTTTGAGAATCCCCATGCCCATATTAAGTAACTCTTCATACTCTTCGTTCACATTCCATACCTCCTTAAATCAATCACCAAAAAAAGCTACATATTGGTATCATTGCTACCATAAATGTGAGATACCATCTTCCTAATCTCAGGAACGAATCTCCACCAACACTCTTTTCTATTTGCTTCATCTGCCAAGGAATAGCGAGATATAATGCAATTGCTATCAAAACGTAAACAATAAATTTAAGCATTCGAATACCTCCTTAATCTCTCAACAATATGCGAATCACTCTTCCAACCATGCCCAACGTATATCAACCTATTCCGATCGATATACTCGTCATCGAACTGCCTATAGCATTCAAGCAACGTGTGCTTAGGTTTCAACTCCGCTTGTCGGATGTTCTTATGCCTTAGTATTCCTACTGATAGTTGGATGTAATAGTAATGCATATCAGTCACCCATACGCTTTTTCATGCGATTCTTCTTTTTCCATAACTCTTCCCACTTGTCCATGTCTTGGGTAACGTAGTATTGCCATTTCATTTGCAACCTGAGCAGAAGATATTTCACTTTAAATATCATACGTCACCCTCAACCTTTCACTATCATATTCAAACAACTGCAGCACCTTCTTGCCCATTGTCCAACCGTTCTCAATCTCGTAGTTGTCATTCGGCTTAATGGTCCCTAGCTGACGATGGATCACTCCTTGATAGTCGTTCGTCTGTTGCGTGTGGAAATGACCTGTGATTATCTCCCGTGTAGTTGCCTTACTCCATATATCGCTGAACTCAGTAGCAAACAACATCGGCAAATCCTTCCGCTTGCCATACTGTCCATGAGTAATCATAATTGCCACATTATCCAACATGAACGCTTGACGGTATTTGTTGTGTACGTGTACTTGGATGTCTGGATACTTGGCTTCTAGGTATAGGAGAAACATATACTCGATCGATCCACTATGATTCCCTTCAGCGTGTTCAACAGTCACTAGCTTCGAATGTCTCACACACTCAGTAATCAACACGTCAAAAAAGGAGCGAGCGTCTTTAATCGCTTGCTCCATATCCACATCATCTAATTGTGTGCCAGCCATCGTGACTGACTTTTTAATTTGGCTGCTATGGAATAAATCTCCTAGCTGACCAATAACAATCTGCTTATAGCCTTTGGATACTATATCCACGATCATTGCCAGCTTATCTTGTATATCTTCTAGTTTAGTGATACCAAAATGCCAATCAGCCAAACCAATGAATAAGTTTCGGTCACCTGTCTTGATTGCGGTTAGCTTTACTGGCTCAATCGATTCAGTGAAGGCAGATACGTTAAATGCCTTGTGCTTTGGCTTCACCACAAACTTCAATTGCTGATTCCATTTCTGGATATCCGCTGTAGTGGTTGTCCACTCATTGGTGGTTACTTGAGATATTTCCCACTCTTGCGGATCATAGCCTTTGTACTTGAGAATGTCTTCTGGCGTTTTACTATCCTTCTGGTAGAAAGCCATCTTCACATCGAATTCAGCTTGAGAAATAGTGCCATCTATGTTGTACCGTTTGTTTTCGTTGATTGATTGACCATCTACGGTGCGAGGTGGCGTTACTTTGTTCAATCGTTGCCGTTTGCTTTTTACACTAATCTTGGTAAACTCTCTTCCGTACTCGTTTGACAATATGATTGCTATTTCTTTATTGGTATAACCTTCATTGATTAAATCTTTGAGCCTGTCAATTTCTTGTTCCGTCCAGTTTATGTCTGCCACCTCGCTTCATTCTATTTATTACTGAGCTATCTATCAGCTATCTATCTTCCCACATTTCAAACACCCATAAAGCTTATGCTGATTGTCAATTCCTAAATACACATAATCGTGTTTGCATTTCCATCTTTTCCAAAAAGGCAACGGTTTTACTTTTAGAAATAGCTTTCTGTTTTCTAACAGTTTATCCATGTATACGCCTCGCTTTTCTGCAAAATAAAAAGCCACTCGCAATGAGTGACTTAGATATGTACGTCCCCGCTTGGGACACATTGCCAAGAGGTGCGCGGGGTTCTATCAGTTTTTTGGGATTACTGTGAACCCTATTGACATGACCGGACTCGAACCGGCGACCTCTTGGCTATTCACCAAACGCTCTAGACGCTGAGCTACACGCCACGACTTATAAAGAATACAATTAGGGCGGTACGGATTATCAGTCCGATCATATTACGCCCGACTTAACTAGTATGCGGAGTCAACCTAACGTTTCTAATGCGTTATGTCACTGGCAAGGATTTGCACCTTACATGGCACCTAAGTCCCTAAAATCGGAATGCCTTTCTGAAGCGTCTACCTATTCCGCCACAGTGACCGAAGCTTGGTGGTGTACAGACAGCACACTTACTACATTGCCGTATGTAGCACCGTATAGCTTCTTCACGATCTTTTTCGGTGATCGTAACCATCATAGGCATTTAAAAGAGCGCAATATTAGTTAAATAATTTACTTAAAGTTTTTCCTTCGTCGTTCAGTAGCCATACTTGGCTGATTGAATACTCACTATAATCAGTGAGGTAGTTGTATAAAGCGAGCCTACCACCCGAATCGTACCCTAAGCTCAAAATAGTACCATCCGCTAGATGGACTTCAATTCCTCTTTCTACGTATGTCGTCCTAACTACGTTATCAATGAAATCAGATTTCGTAGCTGTTGGTACACCTTCTGGGACATCCCGCGCTTTGTCTATCTGCAAAATCATGTCTATCTTCCTATCTGTCTTTTATTTTACCTTGAAACTCTAAGGTAATTCTGATAATACTAATTTACCACGTTTTTAGACCTCGAAAGTTTGAAAATCGTTTAAATATCAAGGTTTCTATCCAATTCCTCAAAGAATTTGTCTCTTAAAGTGAATGCTTTATTCCTACCGCACTTGATAACTAGATTGTCAACTAAACCTTGCATCGTATATTGCGGAAATCGTTTGATATATAACTCTCGAATGATCGTCTCAGTGTCACTGCCGCACTCATCGAGAAGCTCTTCCACAATCTCCTTATTGCGTTTCAACCGCCGAATCTGTTTATCCGTCTCGATGGTCCACAATGTGCCAAACATCAAATCGCTGTCGCTTCTTGTTCCCTTGATGTCCCCGTTAACATCCTCTTCTCGATACGGAACCCGAATCTCTTCTTCAAGCTTCCTGACGTACTTATCCGTATCTCGGTAATCTTTCAATACTGCCTTGACTCGTTCAACACGCCATTTTTCCAATCGCTTGCCCTCCTTGTTTGTCTACAAATTTATTACGTTTAAATAAACATCATCACAATCCAACCAATGAGCATAAACATTAAATTGATTGATAAAACTCTTATAAAGCTACTCAAAATCGTTTCATTCTCATTGTTTGGTTGTTTCTGCATAACGATAAAGCTCACTACCACGTCTAATCCTGTTGCTTGTCCCCAAGTTAAAAGAGGCAGCCCGAACGTTTGAGGGATAACCCCATTCCAAAGGAACATAACGACATATCCCCCAAATGCGATTGAGAACCCTAAAACCGCAAACGCTCCAATCATTTTCAAAAACGCTACAGCAGCTTCGCCAAATACATCTTTTTCTTCATTCATTAAATTTTCTCCTTTTCATTGTTTTTTTGATTGGCCTTATACTTTTCTTTGGCAATCACTTGCCATCCTGCTTATCTGACTTCGACATCTGGTATCAATGCACTAGGTTTCAACGTAATTTTGAACCGATACTGATTAGCTTCTGTCCACTCTTGTTGTTCTACGATATACACAGTAGTTGGTGATAACCCAAGAAAATGTTTTTGAAACTCGTCTTCACCTGTCTTAGCTGTGATTTCCAACTGATTGTCTGCAGTGTCAGCTGTGATTGAAAAGTTCCCCTCTACTGTGTAAAGCACCTCGTCAGTGATCGTATTGATAAAAGTCACCTTGCGTAAAATTTTGAAATTATCCGCATCTTGACTAAGATTGTTTGAAGCGACATCCGCATCGTTGCAACCAGCTAAAACAAATACACTGATCGATGCCAAAATAATTAACAATAGTTTTTTCATTTATAATTTTCCTCCTCGTTGTCTTCCTTACCAAAAATCACACTAGCAACCACTGTCGCTACGACTGCGAGAAAAATCGCTACTGCAACTGTCATAGCCATAAATTGCCACCTCTATGCCCAACCTTCGGGGTTTTCGGTTTTCTTCGCCCTCTGAACGGCACTACTTCATGATTCTGCTTTCGCTTGTATCCACTCCATAAAATAATTCTTGTGTGTTGCACTGGCAAATACCCATTGTGAGACCAATACTTCTCGTATGTTGATTCTGGTTCTTCTAAATATTGTGGTCTATACATCTTCATCCTCCCGCTTCCATCGCATCCCTGACTAACGGATCATTGATAATAATCTTGTACTTCATTTGCTCATGCTGCAGCTGTTGTTCTAGATTTACGATTTGCTGTTGCTGGTTGATTATTGTATAGGATAGCCAACTCAAGCCAGCGATAGTCAGCAGTATCAACATGATTGCTTGGCTAGTTTTCATTAGCTTGCTCCAGTAGTTCTGGGTTCTCGTAGATGTTGCCTAAAATAGTTATATCGCTAGAGGTTAAATTAAAATTGTGCAAGAATATTTCTTCTAAATCTTCCGCATCAGGTAAACTCATGGAAACAGAAATCCCATCAATTTCACTAGGTATAGGTTTGGGAGTGTCGAAATCATACTTGGCATCTTTGATTATCCATGCTGTTCCTGTTTCGTCTTTATCAACCACACCAATCATATGATTTTCTTGGTAATAGCCCATGGGCCACTCTTCCCAAAAGATATCAATGATGTCACCTCTATAAACGTCCTTTTCTTCATCGTCTTCGTGTGAATCTGACATATACCCTTTCAAGCCAGTGGATTGCATGACTTCTATATCATAATCATCTTCATTAAGCATTGTATTAAGAGCATCAATCAGATTAGTTGTGTATTCAATGTGTCCACAAACTTCTTTACCGTAAATCATTTGTTCTAATTCTTTATACCAACCTCTAAATTTTGGTAACATCTTATCCCTCCTGTTTATCTTCCCAACTATCAAAGGCCGCTTGGACATACTCGATAAACTGCTTTCTGTGTGTTGGAACTAACATCCATGAATCAATTAACGGGTAGTTTCCTTGTGGGAAATAGTACGTTTCTCCGTTCATTTCTTTTAACAATCTTTCATAGCATTGCGGCTGAACTGTATTATAGATTTGTGCTGCAGAATGATGTCCGTCTGCTAAATCAGGTAAAAGCTCCTCGTCAATCCAATCTGCAATGATTAACGGTATATTTTTTTCTGCGGTCATTTTATCCCTCCATTCATTTATCGCTGACGATTGCGGAATTAACTTCTTGGCAGGCTATAACGTATTTAACTGCTGGATAAGTGTTCATTTCTGCAATAGCCCCCTCTGATGTGGCAGCTTCAATTTGCATCGTTCCTACTGATCCATCATGAGAAACGCATGTTACTTCAAAGGTTTTCATCACTCTTCCTCCTGTTCCAAAGCCCAGCCCATAATTGCGTCTCTTCTAAAAACAGCATCCCGTCTCACGCCAGTTGAGACACCTAGATAGTTAAATCTCACGGCAAGGCCATCGTATCCAATAGGCTCCTCATCAAAATCACGCACATCTTCAAATTTCATCGTTTGCCCTGTAGGTAGCCAGATAATTAAACTTTTCATTGTTTTTCCTCCTGTTTCTGCGCCCATCTTGAAAATACTTCTAGGACTTGGGCTTGCTGCTTATCCGTTAAATGCATGATCGGCTTGCGTAATTCATCTAGTTTCCCCCACGCTGCATTATTCATCATCCAGAAAATAACTTGCATCGGTTTTGCAGTTGGTGCTTGTAATTTCAACCACTCCAACACAATCTGCTGATTCTCGTTGAGTTGCGGTTGATGATACTCGTATACCTCAATATCATATTCACCCCAGTTTCGAGATTCGAAGAAATCTTCTGTTGGTTCTTGGTCGGTATCAATCAAATAATTAACCATTGATGCTTTGATCTCGTCTTCGTTATTTGAAATACATAATACTTTTCCTTCATTTGTCCCGATAACAATTTTCAACATGTTATTCCTCTCTTTCTGCTATATCGTCGGATAACTAACTATCCTAATTTCTTTTGAGCTTTGACAAATAGCATACCGTCTCTTTTCAATTCAACATTTTCCCACTTAGCTAAGAGATCTCTTGTATCAAATCCACGCTCTGTCACCACTGCATAGCCACTAACGGTCTTTTGTAATTCAACTGGGGTTTTATCTCCCAATGCCTGTTTGACATCACTTAAAAATACACCTACTGAAACTGGATCATCATCATAATCAAATAAGAATCTCTTTGTTAATGCTGTACCTTGCTTCATAGATAAACTAGCAATTAATTTTTCAATATTTGCCAGACTTGCATCTTGGTTATCAATTAGATAGTGTTGCAAAGCTTTATGGATAACATTGTGTTTTCTTGCATTTACAGACACATAGAAACGGCTCATCTCTTTAGCAACACCACGTTCACAAAACTCATTAAAGTCTGTTTCCAGTTCATCTGGATATTTCTGTGTTAAGAAAGCTTTTGTCCGTTGTTTGAAATTTTGCAACTCAGAATTATCTTTATTTCGTGAGACAAACATCACTACATGATAAGGTCTGCCTTCATACCTTTTTGACATAATTTCACCCTTTCATTAGTCCTCTATTTTGGTGGATTACTGACTATCCAGTAATTTCCATTAATACATCTGACCACTCATCTATAACACGTTCAAATAGCTCATTTGTAAAATTCATGTCACCATATTCAAATACTAGCTTATACCCTCCATTGACGGGATATGCTGTATAAGTTTTATCTTTTAAACAATATCTTCCTTCTGTCGAGAAATTTTCCAAGCACAAAAATTTTCTCTTTGCATAGTTAATATGAATTGATTGATTCATTTTATTTCCTCCTAGTTGTGTATCTCTTCCGATTACTGACTCAATATCTCCACCGTTGCACCTGCAAAATTGCCTTTCTTCAAAGGTATCTGCAATCTGCACGCTCGATCCAAAGTCCATTTGTTCAGCCCTGACATCTCTGCGGCTTCACGCTGTGTGCTGCATTCTTTGACTTCACCATCTGGAAAAGTAAATCTGACTGGCGTTGAGTTGTATCTATTCTGCTTTGGTCGATCATAACTCTTTCCCCACAAAACCTTTCTCAAAACTCTGATTTCGTCTTCATCAGCACCTGGCGTATTAACTAACTTTTCCAACCGATACAAATCTTCTTTGTTAGCCATCATTCCACCCTCTTCATATTTCACAATTTAACTACTGTCCGATCGCTGCCAAACATCACAATAGCTGAATTCTCAAGCACTTTGACACACACTGCTTTGAAAGGTTTTGTAAAACGTTCGGTCACGCACCAATACTCGATGCCTGCTTTTACTCTACGTTGCTTTCTGACTACTCGTGGCGGCGGGCTATACTTACCGTCTTGTACGCCTGTTACTGTGTCTGCTAGTTTCATTTGACTTCCTCCGCTTCTCCTCCGAATTTATTTGCATGCGTTTGAGCCATATCGTAACTAGTAAATTCATATGCATTTTTATGGTTCCAAGTTGTCCTAATAGTGGAATCAGATGTGTCTCCTAGTGGCTCAATTAGATAAAGATTTCCAACTTTCACAATAAATTTTGGTTCTTTTTAGACTTCATAACCATTTTTCATTCGAATAAGATACTCGTACGAGTATTCAAAATCTATAAACCATTTTTCGAAAGCCGTTAGTTTTTTATCCTTGTTCTGACTGTTTTCATTAGTTTGAATAGTTAAATCCCATAGAGAATCATTTAAACTGTTTTTGTGTTCTTCGAACCATTCCGCAACAAATTTCTTTACTACCACTTTCTGCACCATGTCCAGATCTTTAATCCAAGTTTCAACTTCTACATAAGCATTACGTCGACCTCGGTCGTAATCTGTATCTTTACTTCGGTACGATAATATTCGATTTAATTCTGATTGAGCGCTTGATCTTGCCTCCGTAACTTTCTCAATCAATTCTTGTTTGTTCATCTTTACTCCTCCGTTCCATTTCCTCGGCTAGCCATTCTTGTTGCTTAAGCAATCTCTCGACATGGCTGTCGATCACTTTCTTTCTCCATACTAGGTCCTTATCCGACATGTTTCTGATTTGGATTTGAGTTGGTGTCATCTGCTCACCTCTCAAAATGGAAGGCTATCATCAATATCGATCGATGAATTGCTGAATGGGTCTGATTGAACGTTGTTGCGGTTTTGGTGAGCGTTGGCATTATTAGTCGTTTGACTATTTGTAACGCCACCACCGCTGTTTTTGGTGTCTAAAAACTCAATGCCGCCGTATTGATTCGCTACAACCTCGACAACCGTTCTTTTCTGCCCGTCATTCGTTTCATAACTTCTGCTGGTCAGCTTACCGTTGACAGCAATTTTTGATCCCTTGTTTGTGTAGTTGGCTAGTGATTCGGCTTGTTTCTCCCACACTACGATCGGAATGAAATATGATTTCTTGTTATCTCCCCAACCATCGTCTAAAGCCAGCGTATTCGTTGCCACCGCTTTGCCAGACTTCGTGTACTTCAATTCGTTATCCCTTACCAATCTGCCGATTAAATTTACTGTATTCATTTTTATTCCTCCAGTTCAATTTCAATTCTTGGGCAATCCTTATCCACTTCAAACCGATGCTCAAAGTTGGCAATCTCGCCCCATCCATCATTTGCGATCACTCTCGCTTCAATCATTCCGTCCAAGATAAACTTGATCCCGAACGCAATGTTGTCTTTATCCTTGCGCTTGTTCTTGCAGTACCAAGTGATTTTCAAGTTGATTGGCGTTGTCACTCTCAGCCCTGCGGCTTTCGCCATTAAGAATGCATAGCAACATTTTTCCGTGTTCTCCTTTTTCAACTTGGCGCCTGCATATCGGTTCATCCGTTGGCTATTGATGAATTTGTTTAAGTCTGTTAGCTCTCCTGGTATCGTAATCACCATGTTTTTGTTAGATTGCATCTCGTTTATCCAACAGGTCTAACGTTATGACCGCTATATCCCTTTCTGTTAGCTTTAGCTCATGCGCAACCTCTGTCGGCTTCATTCCTGAATCTAATAAAGCCGCTGCGTTTGCTAACGTTCTTTTTGGAAAATCAAAGCGCCATCCATCTAAACAAATAACTTTTTCCATATTACTTACCTCCATTTTTTAGGTTGACGTAAAGTTGTTGAGCTTCCGACCAAAGTTCATCTGTAGTGGCTTGGAGAAAGTTTTTTCCAAAATGGTTACTCTTAACAAGTCTTTCACTTATTAGGTAATGGCGGTATACAAGCATAAACGTTCTAAATTTTGCTTCTGCACCCTTCGCTTCGGTATCTCCTGTTTCCTTGACATAACCCGTCATCGATTCAAGAGGAAATCTCATAAGTTCTTGTTGATCAGGGGGGAGCAGACTGTAAATAAGTTTTACTGGCTTACTAAAATCCTTCTTCGTCTCCGACATCTTCTAAAAACCCCCTTAAATCCTCTTCTGTGACATTCGGTTTATTCCTTGTGTAATTAGTTGGTTCCTTTGCCCAATCTGGCAACGTTTCGCGTCTAGCCTTTTGAGGAGAAGAAGTTTTCGGCGCTAAATCATATTGATCCTTATATCGCTCATCTCTAATCCATCTAAAAAACTCTTGGGGATGATACCAATCATTCAAATTTATATAAGCCAAGTAATTTGAAAAACCAGTCTCAAATTGGTCAAGTAAATTCTGATTTGTTATCTTCTTTTTGAACTGTTCTTTGGCTTTTTTCTTTTGAGTCTTTTTCGGATACCTTTCCCAAAACTTCTCAAAACTGTCTATATACAATTCAGTACTTGGTATCTGTAAGTCATTAGTAAAAGAATAAGTACTTAGTAGCTTCCGATTTTCTACTTCTTGGTTTTCTACTTCTTGGTTTTCTACTTCTTGGAAATCGGTAAGTGGTGAACTTATTGTTAAATCAACGTTTTCTCTAATTTCAGTTCGCCATTCGATGATTTTTCCAGATTCATTCCTAACCGGAAACCTACGCACATATCCTTTTTCAGTTAATTCAGTCCATCCACTTCTAAAACTTGCTTTCTTATCGGTAGCATGTTCAATCAATTCTTCTAAATAAATTACCCAATCATCTGGAAGGCTAAGAACATAACACATGATTCCTTTTGCTTTCCAACTAATGTCATTACGTCTGAGTATTTCGTTATGAATAATTGAGTAGTTATTTGTCTTTGATTGTCGAAATATTTGAGTTCTTGTTTCTGCCAACTCCTTATCCTCCAATCCTTAATTTTTTAATTTCTTCCTGTTTCAATTTGATCCCGATAACGTGGTACTTATTCTTAAACTCCGTAATACCAATTTGATGCTTCTCGCCGTGATGGATTCTGCAAAGTGCTGCAAAAGTAAATTCCGTGTGATCTACTTCTTTTCGTTTTCGTCTACCCAAGGCTTTGTCAAAGTGATCCACGTCAGCGTTCTTTTTACCGCAGATGCAGCAAGTCCTGTTTGTCACACATTTATAGAAAAAGTACTGTTCATTTTGTGGCGGAATCTCATAGCCTTCACGAAACGGAATGTCATTTGCGAAGATAAAATCTAGTATCAATTCATCTAATGTTGAAACTTCATCGACTGTGTTCTCCGATTTATTCGACAAGCTGATGTTCTTCCCTGTGAAGTATCGAAATTGCCAATAGAACACGTCTTTAAGGCTCTCTAATGGTTCGCCAGTGTAAATGTATATGTCTTGCATTAAAGCGAATGTGAAGCGTCTCTGTTCGACTGTGAAGCCTCGTGGGTCTTTGATGAATATTTCCGCTTGTCGCTCACCGTTGTATCCATCAAAGATTGTTTTGAGACGCGCGATATTTAGTTCATCTTTGAGTTCTAGCGTCAGGCGATTGCCTTCAACTTTTATTATTTTTGCTAGATACGAAAGGTTGTTCATTTACATCACTTCCACTTTTATTCCTTCGCCAATGATAAATTTGTTTAATGCGGTTAGTTGTTCATGCGTTCCTGTTAGTCGCAATTCAACTGTTCTTAACTCTTCAATTTCTTGAAGTTGTAAATCTTCTGACTCCTCTAAAATCTCGCCAGTTTCTTGATCTATAATGTTGCTATCAACTTGGCGTTCTTTGAGTTCTTTCATAGCTTGTTCATATTCCGCTTGGGCTTGCTGTTCCCTAAGTTCACGCTCTTCTCGTTCCCGTTTAGCAGCCACAGTTGCATCAATTTGCTTCATCAAGTCGGATGCGAATAATCCATTCTCGATCTGCGCTACCCAAGATTCTGGCTCAAGTCCTACTGCTTTAGCATAGTTGCCAATGATAGCTTTATCATTTTCAATTCGTTTGTTTTCTGCAGCGAGTTGTTTCATTTGGAATGTGATTTCTTCGAGTGTTTTCTTGTTCAATTCACCTTTTGTAGTAAAATTGCCTTTGTTTAACCATGCTGGCTTAATCTCCAACTCGTTCGGATCAATCTCGTAGTTTGGTGCAATTTCTTCGATCGTTGCTTTCAGTTTTTCAAATCGTTTGTTCTTTTCAGACTCTTCAAAAGAAGAAATACTTTCGTTGATGCCGTCGCTAACAAGTTTGATTTGATTCGTATAACCATTGATCTTAGTTTCAAAATCTTTTAAAGGCTTGCTGTATTCTTTCTTAACCGCTTTGCGTTGGTCGTCCATCAACTTGGCAATTTTATTCAAATCTGCTTTAGCTTGCTTCGCTTCTGGAATATTGTCGTCAGTGAAAACCAAAGTTCCATAACGAGCGATAGTCGCATCCACCAACTCTTTCAGCTTGGCTTCATTGTTGATCGTGATTTGGCTTGGCGTGAAATCTACGTTAAATTCAAGTTGAGTAGTTAAATCGGTCGTCATTGCGCATTCCCCCAATTGATATCATTTTGCTTTTGTTCAGCAGACTTGCTTTCTTGTGCGTTCTTTTCATAGCTCTGCTTCCACTTAATGAGTTGAGCCATAGCGCTACTGAATAGATTCACTGGCAATTGATCAAGAGAAGGAACCTTTGCTGCTTCAGCCAATTTATTTTGGATTATTGATAGCTCAGCACCAGCCAATTCAGCGACTTTTCTGGCTTCGTCATTCAAAGCAGCCAGCTGTTTTCCGTCAATCAGCTTAGGCGGCTGGATAGATTCTTGTTTTCTTTGGAATGAATCTGGATCGTCTTTGTCTGTCGCAATGTTGAAAAACTTCAGTAAGAAATACTTTTCGCCGTAGGTTAAGGCTTTCCCTACACCTTTTTCGCCAGCAATATCAACGCCTTGTGCATACCAAGCGCTATCGACAAAGTCATTCTTGTCATCAATGTTCTGCCAGCGCATATTCATTTCTAATTCTGTAAAATAAGTTGCTCGTTCTTTCTGGTCATCTTTACTTCCAATTAGCTCAACTCGTTCATTGAGTTTGTGATTAGTGATAGAAGGAATTAATAAAAGCCCAGCATCGTTGATAGCACTGTGTAACGCCCCTAACACATCACTAGACCCCACATATTTGAACTGATTACCAGATTTCTCTTTCTTCAGATAAGAAATCGACTTTCTGACTTCTGCTAAACGCTGGTATACATTTTTTTCATTCACTTAAACTCCCCCTGTCTTTGTCCCAACCACTCTGCACCGCTAACAATTTTTAAAGCATTCATCATTAGCGATTCAGGTCCGTATTCATCAATTAGTTTCAAGAAGTTTTCTTCCTGAACAACAAATTTAGCCATAGTGCCGTTACTGTTTTCTCGATATCCGATAAACACCCAATCTGATTCATGCACGATCGTTCCGTTATCGTCCTCATTCCAATGTGCTGACAGGTCTACTTCTTCCTCGTTGTCGTCTAAAGAATGGATATTACGCATCACATGACTGCTTTCGTCTTGCAGCAGGTTGTCGTAATCTGTTGCGATATAATCTGACATCTTCCCACTCCTCTCGATTTGTGGTAAACTTAGGTAAATATTTTTTCGTAATTGACTGACTAAAGCTTGCCGGCTAGTCGGTCTTTTTTTGTTGCATAAGGTATTTAGTTAGATGTTGCATGAGTTTAAATATTTTTCCGTCGTCAAGATAGATAGCCACGGTTTCTTTATCCTGATTATTTTGTGCAATCAACACTAACTCTCCGTGTATGTCATGGAGCGAAAGCTGCGATTCGTTTCTTTGCACTTTGTCCGATACACGTAAGATTTCACTCATGCAATCCCCCTCCATTTCTTCATCCGTTCAATATTTTGCCTTGACTGAATCAACGGCTTGTTGTGTTTGTACCAGCGATCAGCAATAATTTTGCCGATGCGGAGTGCTTCTGCTCTAGTCATACTACTTAACCCCCATGATCCAAATCAGTGTTAACAAAAGTACGATGTTTAAACCAATGCTCAAATATGAAATTGCTTGGAGTTGTCGCGCTTTGTAAAAGTTGTTTCTATTTAGAATTGCTAACCATTTTTTATTCATGCTGACTCCTCCTTGAAATATCGATCGATTAAAGCGAGCGCTTCTTCTTTTGTAGAGACGGTATGCCACGTTGTCGATCCGCTATCTTCCTCAACTGATATAGTGATTGACTTAATCAATTTTTAATCACCCTTTCTCGACATTCGCTTTAGATGCTCGAATCATTTTTAAATCAAAAGGTGCTCCATCGCACACCGATTCATAAACTGAATAGAACCTTATGTGACGTAAGATAGTTTTTGCGATATCTAGATCACTAGCTGTATCTGTGTACTCTTTCAAAAGAGAAAGCTCTACCTTTAAACCACCAACGGTTAATCGATATCTATTCTTAGCTTTTCTTGCCATTACTTACCCAACTCCCCTACTTTTTGATCCGTATACTGTCTTAATTCGCTCACACGCTGTTCTAACTGCTCCTTGTCGTTTTGCACTGTGGATAGTTGTTGGCGCAAGCTATCGGCTTCCTGTTGCTTTGTAGCGATCTCCTGTTGCTTTTGTTCGATCTCTCGTTGCTTGGCTTCAATTTCCTTCTGCTTGTCCGATTTGATTTGCTCAATTTCGGCCTTTAGCTGTTCTTGTGTGCGAGTGTTGCTGGATAGTTGTGATTCGAGTTCTGACACGCGTTGTGATTTCGTTTGGCCGTATTGCAGGACTGTGTTGAAGTTTGCCTTGATCGTGTCCAAGTCCTGAAATGCGTTGCTTGCTGCGTAGCCGATAACGCCGCTACCTAGTGCCAGTCCGATGATTGCTGTTGTTTTTGCTAGTTTGTTTTTCAATGTGATTGCTCCTTTGGTATAATTGTTTAAAAACTGGTGGTGCTGATATGGAATCTAATTCAACAATTGTTTTATCCATCGTTGTTACTTTTGTGTCTTTACTCTCTCCTATTGTTATTGCATTTATAAATAACCGTCATTTAGCTAAAATGAAGCAGCTTGACCTTGCTCAAGAAAACTTCAAAAATGTAACCTTGCATAAAAGAGAATTGTTCGAAAACTACCTTCGGCTAATTGGCGAATTTTCGTACGAATACACTACTGCCAAAACGACTGATCTTCTAGTGAGTTATTATCAAATACTCCCTTATATCCCCGCGGAGAAAGCTACGTGCTTTAGAGTTTTCGCTGATCAAGTAGCAAAACAAGATTTCAAAGGAAAAAAGTCTATAGATTCGACTCTTCTGCACGAACAAATTATTCCCACAATCAAGAAAGAGATTGAGAAATTACAATCAGCGTAAATAGAATTCCAATGATTGAAGCGTATATTGCGTATACTTTGGTAATAAAACTATCTTGAGTAACTTTCTTCATGAAGTAAGTACACAGTGGAATTAACATCCAAACAATCGCAACGAACATAATGTAAAATAAATTCACCCTAGCCCCTCCTTCCGTGTGGGGTTATTTTTTTATCCAATACTCCAGTTGTGATCATTTACTTCATCAATTCCTAATAAATCTGCAATAGCATAGATATGATCTTTCATAAGCTCTTGAAAGTCTTCGTAGGTTGCTGGTTTTCCGTCTACTTGTAAATTCGATGATTCGGCATACTCCATTGCACTTTTTAGCGCATCTTTGACGTTCTCAAATTCCATTATTTCTCCTCCTTCATCATCTTCAAAACCGATTGAACAGCTTTTTTCTGAACTTCCAAAGGAATCTTTTCCCCTTCTTTCATGTGAGTGCCGTCTTGCCAGACACAGTGGACTTTGATTCCGTTGGGGTGTATTGTTGTTGTCATTAGGAAGCCTCCTTTAAAACAATTCGATATTTGGCAAAATGTCGTGTTCTTTCAAAAAGTTGTATAGGAACAAATGCCCTTTTTGCGTCCACTTCATAATCGGTTTTAAATTGTCCGTTCCTTGTACTGGCACCATTTCGATATGTGTGTATCCTTCGTTTTGATACTTCGCATACAACAGCCACGCCTTACCTTGTCGGTATTGGATACCAAAATCATGCAGCAACTTGTTCATTTGCATTGCGCTCATACCATAGTTTTTAGCGATAAAACTGATTGGCGTAACGCTTTTATTTGCTAGGATAATGTCGTGGTAATTTACCTTGGGCTGCATTTCAGCCACCTTTTGTTCGGCAACCAATCGTAACGTGCGTTCTTCTTTGAGTTTGGTTGCTACTTCGATTAGCAAGTCTGGATTGTTTAGTAATTCATCTGTTGCGTACATGCCGTTCTTTCTGATTGTTGGAAGGACTTCGCTTGTCACCCAACGTTTGAACTTCTTTGCATTTGGGAGTTGACTGCTAAAAATCAAACTATAAAGACCCGATTCATTAATTAATGTCATTCTTTGGACGCCTCCAGGTGTCTGTATTTCACCGACCCCTTTATCTTCGGCATCAACATGTTGTTTAATTGCATCTGCGGTCCTTTTATATCCCAAAATTGCCGCTGAATCTTTAGCAACAAAATATGGTTCATCATTTACTAAGATTGTTCGAACCTCGTTTTGTTCGAAATTAAAAATTTGTGGTGTGTTCATTTAATGTTCCTCCTTCTCTATCGTTTGTATTTGTTCGATGTTCTCCAGACCAAGAATTCATCAAATAATTTAATGTTGATAATTGGAAGATTAGAAGTGACTAATCTATATCCATCTTTAAAGTCTTTGTGTTCCTTAAATTCCCTGAGTAACTTTTGAAACAATGATTTATGGTTTTGATAGCCAAAGTAGATAACCGCATCGTCCTTAGCCATCCACGCTTGTTTTACTTCAATTGTTCTCGCCAATGTTACTTGCATATTCTCACCTCTTCCGTACTTAAAGTGCGGTATGATGCAAAAAAATTAAATGCGGATCAGATCTGCATCAATCTTGAACACATACGCTAAAGCAAAAACAGTAAGTGGTTTGATTGGAACTTTATTATTTTCCCAATCAGAAATAGTCTTTGATGTCACCCCTAATTTTTGCGCCAACGCTTCTTGAGTGTATCCAGCATCAATTCTGAATGACCTCACAGACATTTGTTTATCCCCCATCATAAATCACCTCCAACTTCTCTGTGAGTTAAATATACCGCACTAAAAGTACGGTGTCAACACTTAAAGTAAATTATTTTTAATAAAAGTTATTTACAATACATCACTTTAAGTGTAGAATGAATACATAAATCGGAGGAGTTATATAGAATGAAAAAATTACAAACGGCAAAAGAACAAAGGGAAATATTATCAAATAATCTCAATTCCCTATTGCGTAGTAAAGGGAAAACTCAGGCTGATGTAATTCGTGAGTTGGGCGTAGCTGAGGCAACAGTGCGTAGTTGGTTTAACGGAGAGAAGTATCCTAGAATTGATAAATTACAAATGTTGGCTGATTATTTTAACGTTCCGCGTTCTAGAATAACCGAAGAACAAACTGGCGTTTTACAAAGAGTATCAAGTATAGTGAAAATTCCAATACTTGGGACGATTACTTGCGGCGAGCCTATTTTAGCTGAAGAAAACTTTGATGGTTATAGAGAAGAAATAGGTGATTTCCTTCCTACTGGGGAATTGTTTTTCTTAAAAACTAAAGGAGATAGTATGGTTCCGACAGTTCCAGTTGGTAGTTACGTATTAATTAGAAAACAAGAGAGTGTGGAAGATGGTGAAATTGCCGCTGTTAGGGTGAACGGTGACGAAGAAGCTACGTTGAAACGCATTAAACGTCAAGGGAACATTGTTATGTTAGTCGCAGATAACAAGGAATACGATCCCTATATAATTACAGAAGATAATCCTGCAACAATTATTGGGAAAGCTGTAAAGATAAGTATCGACTTATAAAAAAACACGCCCTTCTATCTTGGCGGACGAGGGCGTGTATTGCAATAAACTAATAGGCTTATTTGCTATGCCTATTTTATCATGAAATAGGAGTGAATGTCATGTGGATAGAGAAATTACCAAATGGTAAGTATAAATATTTCGAGAGATACCAAGACCCGTACACTGAGAAATTGAAGAGGGTATCAATAACGTTAAATTCCAAATCTAACCAAGCAAAAAAACAAGCAATTTTAGAGTTGCAAGAAAAGATTGAAAAGGCCACTAACCGATCAACGCAGAAATCTTTACGTTTTGGAGAGGCTGTTGATATTTTCCTGATAGTTTATAAAAGAAAAGTAAAGTCATCCTCTTTTGTTTCTTTCAAATCTACTGAAAAAAAAATTAGGTCAGTAATAGGTGAAGAAACTATTATCAAAAATATCGACACAAAATTTCTCAGAATGAAACTTGAGCATATGTTTTATGTTGAAAAATATTCTTTTAATTACGTGAAGAGGGTCAAAGCACTGATAATATCAATATTAGAAAATGCAAAAGAAGAAGGATACAGTATAGACATACCTAGGTTTAGGTTGAATATAAAAAAAGAGCAGACAGGACCTGCGGAAAAGTACCTCGAACATCATGAAGTTAGGAAGATAATCAATGAACTTTCTTCTTACGCTAAAAATGTAAGAAAAGCCTACATGGTCGAATTCATGGTGCTAACAGGTTTACGATATGGAGAACTGATCGCTCTAAGGGAAGAGGATTTATTCGACGGATATATTAAAGTAACAGGAACAATCGATTTCAGAAGCGGTCATTATTCTGAAGTAATTAGAACATCTCCAAAAACGAGCGCAGCCTACAGAAATGTATCATTACCCAATAGAGCAATTGATATAATAATTACCGTTCTCCAAGAAAATGAAATATTTAAAACTACTCCAGAGTACAATGATCAAGGATATATTTTCACTAATAAAAAAGGTAATCCTATAGATTATCGTACATTCGCCCCAACTCTTAAAAGAGCTGCAAGAGTTTGTATAGACAAACCCGTGACTAGCCATTGGTTAAGACACACTCATATTTCAATTCTTGCTGAAATGAACGTGCCAATAAAAACAGTAATGGATCGTGTTGGACATACAGACGAATCAACAACCATACGAATCTATACGCATGTAACTAACAAAATGCAAACAAATTTAATTGACCAACTCAATACGGTAAATATTTAA